TTGGAATGGCTGGCCCGGATGGTGGAGCGAGCACTGGCCAGAATTCCCAAACCAGATCCCCGGTCCGTGGCCGTGGTGGCTGCGCTGAGGTCGGATTCAGTGTCGCCAGAAATGCTCCGGGCGTCGGCGGCGGCGGCGGCGGCGGAGGCGGAGCGGGCGGCGGCGGCGGCGGCGGCGTGGGAGGCGGCGTCGGAGGCGGCGTGGGAGGCGGCGTCGGAGGCGGCGGCGGCGGCGGAGCGAGAATCCCAGATATCTGATTTGCGAAATTTATTGGAGCAATATGAAGCCAAAAACTAAACCAGATTCGGCGGCCACCATCCAGGTCAACGACCCCGAGCGAAGGGCCAGGATCGCCCGCGTATTCACCGCCCGCGGCTATGGTGGACTGTCCGTGTCCGCGATGGCCAGAAAAGTGATCGATGAGTGGCTAGAAGCGCAGGAAGATCCCGCGCCGGCCCTACCACCCACCCGAATCAACTGACGAAAATTCAACCCTCCCGAAAGGAGACGTATGGCAAAAGCCAAACCCGACCCCGTTGACGATGCGCCGGCGCCCGGTGAGCAACTGCTGCTCATGGACACCGACATCCCCGAGGCTAAGCCGATCACGGCCGCGGCCCGGCGGTACAAGAAACACCAGAAGGCCCGCATGGAGTCCCTGGCCCTGGAGATCAAGGCCAAGAACGAGATCAAGGACCTCGTGCGAGCGGCCAAAATCAAGCCGAATGCCGAGGGCGTGATTGAGTTGCACCTCAATGGGCTGACGATCAAGATCACGCCGCGGGATGAGCTGGTCAAAGTCAAGACCGATGACGATGACGAAGGCGACGACGGAGCCGACGAGTAACTCTGAACCCAACGCGTGTTTTGCGTAGTGGATGCCCTCGGCCGGTACCAAGCCGATGACAGCCGGGAAAGACCGGCAAACGCGGCCGCAGCTCAACGGGTAGAGCAACTTCCGGTACGCCGGGAGACATTTGTGGGTTCGAGTCCCACCGGCCGCTTACAGGAGATGCATATGAGAGTTAATTTTACTGAGTGCGTAGAATTGTGGGCAACAAGTGCGGGGCTTGATGACGACCGCGATAAAGTTCTTAATAGATTGGAGGAGGTGAAATTGTCGGCAATTTGCCGCCTGACAATCGCGGTAGAGAATATCGCCACGCGACTGTGCGAGACGATTTCCCAAAGGCGCGAGCGGGAGGAAGAAGAGACCCGCGAAAACGAGATGGAAATTCTCTCAGACGAAAGAGGCCGTGCCATTGATGAGATCCGTAGTATTCTCCAAGATCGGCTATTTGGTTTTCCAGGGGTGTTCCAATTTAAGGTCATTCGTGCTTTTGGCATCCTGGAACAGTGGTGGGATTGGCCGGAGAATGGCGCAAAACCAGACTTAGCAGAATCCCTCAGGATGGCCAGGGAACTGCCATTTCCGAAAAACCCATTTAAGACCAACAGTAAGCGTGCGAAGATGTACGAAGAATTACTGGAGAAGCAAGCGAAGTAGTTCGCGATTGTAGGAGAACACCCCATGAAACTGACCGCTCTGGATATCCACAACTTCATGCGTGTCGAGTGCGTGAGCATGTCATTCAGCCCCACCGGCGCCATCACCATCGGCGGTGACAACGGCTCGGGCAAGACTTCCGTGCAGACGTTCCTTGAGCTCTGCTTCGGCGGCCGGGATAAATGTCCGCCGTTGCCGGTGAAGGTTGGCGCGAAGAAGTCCATGGGCCGCGTGACCCTGGACGACGAGGGTCATTGCGTGACGATCGACGTGGAAATCGGTGAGGACCGCGCGGTCAAGGCAACGGTGCGGCAGGATGGCGGCAAGGCGTTCGACGGGCCAATCACCATGCTCCGCAAGCTCGTGAGCCGGTTCACGTTCAGCCCGGCCGAGTTGATCAAACTCACCGGCCAGGAGCAGCGAAAGACGATGCTCGACTGCCTGGGCGTGGACTTCGGGGACCTGGAGGCGCGGGCCGAGAAGATCAAGGAAGAGCGGAAGGAAGTCGGTCGGGACCGCAACGGCCGGGAGCGGCAGATAGCGTCGATGCCGATGCACGCCGGGGTCCCAGAGACCGAAATCAGCATGGCGTCAGTGGCCGGCGAGTTGCAGAAGGCTCTGGCCCACAACCAGCGTTGCCGGGAGTTCACCGAAGCCGCAGAGGAGTGGACCGAGGAAATGGCCAAGGCCGGGGCGGAGGTCAAGGCGCTGGAGGCATCGCTCGTGAAGGCCCGGGCGCGGCTGGAGGAAGCGATGGCCGGCAAGAAATCAGCGGATGCCGCCGCCGCGAAGCTCACTCCAATTGACGCGTCCCCAATCAAGCAGCGGCTAGCCGACGCCGACGCGATCAACGCCAAGGTCCGGGCCAACCAAGCCCGCGCCAAACTTGTGGCCCAGTTCCAGAACGACCACGACGACTACAAAGAGCTCGGCGAAGACTTGGAGGGTATCGAGCGGGCCAAGCAGGACCGGCTCAACGCGGCCCAGTGCCCAGTGAAGGGGCTGGAGTTCCGCGACGATGGCGTTTGGTACCAGGGGCTTCCGCTGGCGCAGGACATGGAGTCCGACCAGATGTTGCGCGCGGTACAACTGGCCGCGGCGCTCAATCCGAAGTTGCGGGCGATATTCCTCGACAACGCGGAGCGAATTCTGCCCGCGAAAATGGCGGAGCTGGATGCATGGGCAGTCGCCAATGATTACCAGGTGCTGACGTTCCGGGCCGCGAGCAGCGACGCGGGGTGTGAGTTCTTTTTGCAGGATGGAAAGGTGATGCCATGACCGAGAAACGCGCGAGGATGATTGTGGAAGCAATAGTCAGGATCGCCCGCAACGAGGCTGTCAATGCGGCCCCCAAAGACCCCGACGATTCCCAATGCGGGGCAACCGACTGGATGGACGAAGAGAGTCTCGTCGAACTGCTGACGGATAGGGAATGAGCATATCGCCCCAGAAAATGCCACGTGTCCGCTGGCTGGCAACTCCCTACGCAGGCAGCAAGGCCGCGCGTACCGAGGACAGCGTCGGCACCCTGCTCGAAAAGTACATGGTGCAGGAGTTCAGCTGGGCGCAGGGGCGCGGCCAGAACAATAGGCCGGCCGTGTGCTTCCGATTCATCCTCAAGGGCAAGGCGTACCGGATACTTATCGAGACGCTGCTCGCTTACGCCTCCAGCGATGAGCTCATGACTCAGGCCAAGCGGGTGATATACCACTACCTCAAGAGCGCCCTGGAAATGGCCAGCGTGTTCATGCCGCTCGAATCCACTCTATTTGCGTTCCTGGAGCTCCCGAACGGGGAGACGATGTTTGAGTGCGCGGCGCCACGGTTGGCGACGATGAACGCGGACGGCGTGCGGCTCATGCTGCCGGGACCGAAGGAGATGCCATGAAACCCGCTCTTCACAAATCGCAAATCTCGCTTTTCAACATGTGCCCCGTGGCCTACGAATTCAGGTATTGTCAGGGACTGATCCTCCCGCCGGCCGCCGCGATGCTGGCTGGAACGGGTGTTCACGCCAGTGCCGCCCAGGACTTGACCTCCAAGCGCGACACCGGCGCCCTGCTCCCCCTGGACCAGGTCAAGGAAACCGCCGCTGCTTCCGTCAACGCGGAGTGGGAGAAATCCGGCGTGGCGCTCGACGATGAGGAGCGACTACTCGGGGAGAAGCGGGTCCGCGGCGAGACAATCGACACGGCTGTGAGCCTGGCTGAACTGCACCACCGGGAGTTGGCCCCGACGCTCCAGCCCCGACATATTGAGCGTCCGTTCACGGTTGAGCTAAACGGCTTCCCGTGCGATATCTCCGGCACGCTCGATATCCAGGAGTCCACCGGGACGTTGAGGGACTTAAAGACGCGGTCCGCGAGCCCGCCGGAGGGGCTGGCCGATGGTTCGCTCGACTTGTCGTTCTATGCCCTGGCGGCACGGGCGCTTGACGGCGTGGCCCCGCCAGTGCTGGCCCTGGACGTTCTCGTTAAAACCAAGCGGCCGAAGCTGGTGACACTGACGACGACGCGCGGCGAGGGTGCGTACCGGGCAACACTGCTGCGGATCGAGGCGGTTTGCAAGGCGATCGAGTCCGGGGCGTTCCCGCCGTGCTCGCCGGATAGCTGGAATTGCTCCAGAAAATGGTGCGGATACTGGTCGATTTGCGACCACGGAGAAAAGGCAAGAACATGACATTTGCAAATCGACACTTCGTTCCACGCATTTGTGTTCTCTGTGGAGACCCGTACAAGCCCTTCGATTCGAGAAGCGAGCGTTGCGATGCGTGCAAATCTACAGTCTGTGCCGTATGTCGCGTTCCCCTACCAAAGCTGCGTCTGCACAGGATTGTCAAAAACTCCATGAGGATGTGCATGTCCTGCTATTCGCAGGCAAGGACTCGACCGGAGGGATCGACCAAGGTTCACGAGGATTCCGGGTACATCTATGAAAAGTGCGGAGATCATTGGATGCTCCAGCATCGACTTGTGGTCGAGAGAAGTATCGGGCGCAAACTTGCTTCGGATGAACACGTCCACCATCGCAACGACGATAAGGGCGACAACCGGATCGAAAACCTTGAGGTCTTGGGCCTCCGCGAACACATGGAGGGCCGCCACATGGACCGATTGTACGCTCCCCCAAGGCATCGTAATGGACGACGGAAGAAATCTGACCCGACCTGGCGTGCCGACAGGATGGATTCGCCACGACATCTTGTTGAAGTTATGTGCCCTCACGGCGCGGCCGCTCGCGTGCAAGGATGAGCAATATGGACTACGAAACATTCCTTGATCGCAAGTCTCAATTCGGTTCGGCGGTGGGATTTGAACCACTGTGGATCCCTGATTGCCTGTTCGCCTTCCAGAAATTCCTGGCGGAGTGGGCCATTCGCCGCGGCCGGTCTGCAATCCTGGCCGACTGTGGCATGGGCAAAACTCCGATGCAGCTTGTGTGGGCCGAGAACGTGGTCCGCAAGACCGACAAGCGGGCGATCATCTTCACTCCCCTCGCCGTGACTCGACAGACCCAGCGGGAGGCGGAGAAGTTCGGTGTCGATGCCAAGCGTTCCGTTTCCGGGGAACTCCACCGCATCACCATCACCAACTATGAGCAAATTGACAACTTCCATCCGGACGATTTTGTCGGCGCCGTGTGCGACGAATCGAGCATCCTGAAATCCTACAGCGGGGCCACCCGGGCGAAGGTGACCCGGTTCATGAACAAGCTGCCCTATCGCCTGCTCTGCACGGCCACGGCGGCGCCGAATGATTACATCGAGCTAGGCACATCGGCGGAGGCGTTGGGCGAGTTGTCCCATTCCGACATGCTCCGCCGCTTTTTCTGCTACGTTGACGACAAGGGCCAGCGCCGGGAGCAGAAGTCCCAAAACTTCGCCGAAATGGCTTTGGCCAGCAACCCACAGTACTACCAGAAGCTTGCCTATAGGGTGGCTCAGACCATTGGCCAGTGGAGGTTGAAGCATCACGCGGTGACGCCGTTCTGGAAGTGGGTGGCGTCGTGGGCGAGGGCCTGCCGCAAGCCGTCAGACCTTGGATTCAGCGATGAGGGGTTTGAGCTTCCGGAACTAATTTGCCGGGACCACGTGATCAAGACAGCAACCCCGCCGGACGGGATGCTGTTCAATGTCCCAGCCTTCGGGCTTGGCGCCGAGCGGGACGAACGTCGGCGCACGCTGGGGGACCGCTGCGACTTTGTCCGAGAACTGGTGAACCACAATCGGCCGTCGGTCATCTGGTGTCACATGAACGCGGAGGGTGACGCGCTCGAGAAGGCCGTCCCCGGCGCCCGCCAGATTTCTGGGAGTACTCCGGATTCCGAGAAGATTGACCTATACGAAGCGTTCTCCAGCGGCTCCCTTGGCAAGCTCATCATTAAACCCAAGATTGGGGCATGGGGCTTGAACTGGCAGCACTGCAACCACGTTGTGACTTTCGCCAGCCATTCGTACGAGCAGTACTACCAGAGCATCCGCCGTTGCTGGAGATTCGGCCAGACGCTCCCGGTGACGGTAGACGTGGTGACAACCGAAGGGGAAATCCGGGTGATGGACAACATGCGGCGTAAGGCAGAACGGGCCGAACGCATGTTCGCCGCCATCGTCCGTGAAATGAATCAGGCTCTGAAAATCGAACGAACGAACGACCACACCAGCAAAATGGAGGTACCATCGTGGCTGTAAAGGAACAGGTTGTCGAAGACCAGTACGCAATCTACTGCGGAGATTGTGTCGAAGTGATGTCCACGTTGCGGGATGAATCTGTGGACCTGACGGTCTACTCTCCGCCCTTCGCCGGGCTTTACCAGTACTCCTCCGACCCGCGGGATATGTCCAACGCCATCGACCGCGATGAGTTCTTCGAGCACTACGGGTTCTGCATCGACCAGATTTCCCGGCTCACGAAACCGGGACGCATATCGGCTGTACACTGCATGGACATTCCGCTATCGAACGGCGGATGCGATGCGATGTACGATCTTCCTGGTCGGATCATCGTTGAGCACGAGCGCCGCGGATTCGCCTACGGCGGCCGTCGGGTCATCTGGAAAGAACCCCTGATGGTCCGCAACCGTACGATGATGAAGAGCCTTCACCACAAGACCTTCTGCGAAGACTCCACCCGATGCAGCATTGCCAACGCGGATTACCTCCTGATGTTCCGACGCAGGGGTGACAACGCCGTCCCGGTCATCCACGAAACCGGGATGCACAACTACGCCGGCGAGCGAAAGCCGCCCAGCGACGTCATGGACTACCGGGACATGAAGGGGGACCAGAAGCAAAACAAATTCAGCCAATGGATTTGGAGGCAGTACGCATCGTCGGTCTGGGATGACATCAGGATAGACCGTGTTCTTCCCTATCGGGCCGCCAAGGAAGGCGAAGACGAAAAGCATGTGCATCCGCTGCAACTGGATGTGATTGAACGGGCGGTATCCATGTGGTCGAATCCTGGCGAAGTTGTCTTGACCCCATTCATGGGTGTTGGCAGCGAAGTCTACGGGTCAGTCATCAATGGCCGGCGCGCTCTCGGTATCGAGTTGAAGCCGGCATACTACCGACAGGCAATCGAGAACATTAAAGAGGGCCTGAAGTCCGGGAATACCGCCGGAGATGACTGCCCCGTCTTGTTCGCCTGAAATCCGGAGTAACCATGGCCTCCAAGAAATCCACCGCCACGTACCACATCACCTTCACCGAAACGGTTGACGGGCAACCCTCTCAACAGTACTCGGCCCAGATCGACGTGTCAGACGCTGGCGAAATCGAGGACGCGTTGGCGTATCTGGCTCGCCGGGCGATGATGGCAATCCTGAATGATGGCCAACGGGTCAACGCGATCATGACGAAATCTAAGAGCATTTCCTAAACCACCTTTTTCAAGGAGAATCCGAATGTCCGAGACAGCGATTATCGAATCAAGGATCGACCGCTCCACCGCCGGGGCAATCGACCTGCGAACCACCGGCGGGATGCAGGTTACAGACGTTGGCCAAGCGATGGAGGTAGCCAAACTGATGAGCATCAGCGGTTCCGCCGTCCCTGCCCATATCCGCAACAACCCTGGCACGTGCTTGGCCGTGGCAATCCAGGCGTGGGAATGGTCGATGAACCCATTCGCGGTGGCGAACAAAAGCTACGTGGTCAACGACCGGCTGGCCTACGAATCGGCGCTGTATAACGCCGTGGTGACACGCCGGGCTCCGATCGTCGGCCGCCTGCGATCATCGTACGTCGGTGAGGGACCCACGCGACGATGCACGATCACGGCCACACTGAGGGATGATGCTGGTGGCGGAGAGGTCGATTACCGGTCACCAGAGTTCAAGGACATCAACCCCAAGAACTCTCCCCTGTGGAAGAATGATCCCGACCAACAGTTGTTCTACTTCAGTTGCCGCGCATTTGTTCGCCGGCACTTCCCCGACGTGATGATGGGAGTTTACACCGTCGATGAAATCCAGGATGCTCCCGATGCGCCACCCGCAAAGAAAGTACGCGATACCGGGAGCATTGATGTTAGTGCCGTCCTGGGCAAGACCACCGAGAAAACGACTGTGCCCGGCGGCACTGCGGCCACGGCACCCCAGCCGAAGGCCAAGGAGGCCAAGGAGAAGGCCACAGAGAAACCCGCCGAGGACGCGCCGCCTGAGCCAACTCAAAAGACTCCAACCGCGCCGGCCCCAGACGCCGCGAAGAAGGAATCCGCGGCCGCCGATCCCGCCGCCGAAGTTCTCGGCCGGATCAAGGCCGCGTGGGCGCGGGAAATGCGGAAGCGTCACAACTGGGACGAGGATGCACCGGCCGAGTTGGTGGATGAGCAGTTGGAAGAATTCTGCTTGAACCACTGGGCCAAGCGGTCGCTTGAGGATGTGGTGGCGAACAAGCCGGCCTGGCTAGACAAGCTGCTCGGCTACCTCAATGACACCCCGTGCAAGATCCCGGCCGAGCGGTTCGACTTCCACGTGGCCGAGGCACCGAAGCAAGACGCGGCGCCCGTGGAGCAGGAGTCGGTGATCGAAGAGCCGGCCAAGCCCAATCGTCCCGGCCGAAAGTGACCTACTCGCGTGTCCCGCCTGAGCGCCGGCAACTGCCGTGAAACTCCTTGCTGCCGCGTATCCGACGTGGCCAAATGTCTGCAAATATCGGGCGGACGGATTCGTTTCATTATCCAGCCGGCGCCGTTCTCAAGGCGGCGCCGGCTATTGAGGGAGCAACCAATGAGTAATAAGAACAAGGGTTTGTATGAGAAGTTCCAAGTTGTTCGCACGGATGGGGAATCCGCTCCTGGACACCGTCACGCGGATTGCCGGTATTTCATCCTCGATCTAACTCATGACCCGTACGCACTTCCAGCCGTCCGCGCATATGCGAAAGCGTGCGCGGCCGACTATCCAGTGCTGGCCGAGGATCTTCTCGCGTGGGTTCGGTCGCAAGTGGGATGATTGACATGCTCGACTTCGACAAATCCCGACTCCAATCGACCCCCGAGCCCCTCGTCCGCGAGCTCGAGGCGGCCGGCGCGAAGTTCCGGGGCCGGGCGTGCACGTGCCCCTTTCACGACGACAAGCACGCCAGCGCCGGGATTTTCCAAAAGGCTGGCGGCATCTGGAGATTCCGCTGCCAGGTTTGCGAGGCGGGCGGCGACATATTTGACATCATGGCACGAGTGCAAAACAAAACCGTCGGCGAAGTACTCAAGGGCCTCGACGGTGGCGGCTCCTCCTATCGCCCCACCCATCGGCCGAGCCCAAAGCCATCCGCCCCGCCGCCACCCGAGGACGATTGCCCGGCCCCGGACATGCCCGCCAGCCCGCCCCCGCGGTCGTTCATATCGCTGGCTGCCGCCAAATCCGAGTTGCGAAACCTCGTCGCCACCTACGTCTACACCAGCCCGCAGACGGGCAAGCCAGAGATGTACGTCTTCAGGATCCAGCCGCCGGGGGAGCACAAGCGATTCCTCCAAGGATGCCCCGGCCCTGACGATGACTCCATCATCCTCCAAGCCCCGGAGAAGCCGTGGCCCATCTACAACCGATCGCGAGTGGCCCGGGCCGAGCATGTCCTGGTCGCGGAAGGCGAAAAAGCCGTCCACGCCCTGACCGACGTTCTCACCGCTGGCGGCATCGACGGGATCGCGGCCACCACGAACCCGGGCGGCGCCGGAAAGTCCGAGCATGCCGACTGGTTACCGCTGGCCGGCAAGCACGTGTATTTGTGGCCCGACAACGACCCCGCGAATGACAAGGGCGTGCGGGTTGGAATTGACCACATGCGGCAGGTGCAGGCCATTCTCGAGGCCCTGGACCCAGCCCCACTGCTCTACTGGATCGACCAGGACGCCCTGTCCCTGCCGCCAAAGGGTGACGCGTTCGAATTCTGCGAACGCTACCCGACGCAGGCCGCCAAGCTCGAGGCCCTGCAATCGGTCATGGCCAACGCAGATCCCCTAGGGGCCTCCGCGTCCGTCCGCGTGCTGCTCGAGGATGTAATCGCCGGCCGGGTACAAACCGTGCCGATGCCGTGGAAAAGTGTGTCGGAAATGACCCGCGCCCTCGAGCCTGGCACCGTGACCCTGCTGTGCGGCGACGGCGGCGCGGCCAAGTCGCTGGCACTGCTCCAAGCCGTCGGGCACTGGCACTTCGATCTTGGCCACAAAGTCGCACTGTTCGCGCTCGAGGATGACCGCAAGTATCACGTGACTCGGGCCCTGGTCCAGCGCACCGGCGAGATGGGCCTGGCCGACAAAGAGTGGATTCATGCCAACCCGGACATCGCGCGGCAGATTCACCGGGACAATGCAGAGTTTATGGACCTTTTCGGCAGGCTGGTTTACGAGGCGCCCACCGAGGCCGTGCCCATCATGAAGCTCGCGTTCTGGGTCGACCAACGAGCCGCGGAGGGAAACCGGATCATCTGTATCGACCCGATCACCGCGGCGCAGGTCGGCGCCCAATCCTGGCTCGACGATCAGGCGTTCCTCCTCGCGGTCAAAAAATCCGTCGTGACCCACGGCTGTTCCCTGGTGATCGTCACGCACCCAAAGAAGGGCGGGAACTACGGCGCGGGCATGGGGATGGACAACCTCGCTGGCGGGGCGTGCTGGTCGCGATTCTCCCAGACCATCCTCTGGCTGAAGAACCCGACGAAGAAAGAGCGGGAAATCAAAATCATGTCGGCCTGTGGTCCCATGGGGGTCGAGTGCAATCGGGTGATGTCGCTGTTGAAAACTCGCAACGGGGTGGGGGCGGGGTCGAATATCGCAATGCGGCTTGAACGGTTCAAGCTGTTGGAGCTTGGTGTAATCGCGAAGGAGAAATCGTGAGCAAGATTGAAATTAACAGCATCGAATCAGCGGTCCGGTTCGTGAGTGCCTGCGCATTCAGGCACGGCGAATTGTGCGAGCGTTTCGGCCAACGTTTTGGAATGGCTACCGACGCGGAGCATAAATCGGCCGAGACCGACAAAGAGGCTATCGCCTACCTGACTGGGCTGGTCGAGCAGGCGGGAAAGCCGCACGAATTCGAGGCACTGCCACCGAAGCCAGCGCAGCGACGTGCTAAGCCGAATCGGCACGTATGTGGTGACGGGTTCGACAAGGAACGCGAATACGATAGTTGGATGTTCGCTCTGGACTTGCCGGGAGTGGACGCGGGGTGGATATCTCGGACCCGATCCGAACTTCCATTGACGTTCAATGAACTTGGGATTTCCTGCCAGACCTTCCGCGTCTGGCACGAGCGGCGGAAGGGTGAGCGGAGGAAATGTCAGGAGAGCATGCCCCATGAGATGTTGGGTAGTCCGGGTCATTATTCGTGCCGACACTGCTCCCGCTTTTGGCCTATAGATTCCGTGCATTGGCTGAAACAATGCCCAGCCCGAGACCGCCGCAAGGGCCAGCGACGGGGAGGGATGGCACCAGAACCACCGATGAGCGAAGGTGATGAGCCGATGGTCGGATTTCGCAAGATAGCGGCCCGGTCGGATGACCCCGTCGTATCCGTGGCTCCCACAGTCGACCCCGCGACGATGGCACCAGCCCAGCAACCATCCGAAGATCCAGAGAATTTCGAGGCACTGTAGGAGCACCCATGCCCGCGTCCCCCGTGATCATCACCCTCCCCTGGCCCCCCAGCGACAACCGGCTGACACAACACGCCACCGTCGGCCGCGGCGCCAGCGCCCACTCCATCGCGTACCCATCCGCTGCGGCCAAGGACTACCAGAGGGAGGTCCACGCCCTCTTACTGGCCAAGCGTCTCCCCAGGATCGCGGGACGCCTGCGAGTGGACGTGGAGCTATACCCGCCCGACCGGCGGTCGATCGACCCTGCGAACAGGCTCAAGGCCCTGCTCGATTCAATCAAGCGCCGCGAGCTTGGCCGGCGCAAGAAGGGTAGTCCGCCACGCTGGGACCCCAAGCAACTGGCCTGGCTTTTCGCCACGGACGACAGCCAGGCCGTGGAGGGCTCGTGGAAGCTGCGTCACGTGGTGGATGGGGGGAAAGCCGTGGTGACACTGACGCCGCTGCCCGATGCGGTTCAGGCGGAGTTGTTTGGGGATGACGAGTGCCCGGAGCCGAAATGAAAGCAGGTGAATTGTGAACGAAATAAAAACCATCGGTGACGACTACCTTGGCCCAGTCGGACAATTCGGCAAGGCCATGATCGAGCTCGATCTCCGTGAGGCCGATGAGGCCATGGCGAGTGGGGATATCGTGCGGATTGTGGCCGCGTACGAAGCGATGAAAGGATGCGAGTGAGCCAATGGGACAGGACACGAAAATCAGTTGGGCACACCACACATTCAACGCAGCACTGGGCTGCACAAAGGTTTCGGACGGTTGCAAGCACTGCTACGCCGAAACGTTCACTAAGAACCGCATGGGGCTCAAGGTCTGGGGCAACGAGCCCCGCCGGCCGATGTCCGCGGCCTACTGGAAGCAGCCGGCGAAGTGGAACAAGCTGGCCATTGCGGCCGGCGAACGCCACCGCGTTTTCTGTGGGTCGATGTTTGACTGGTGCGAGGACGATTACACCGTTGCCGCGCAGGTTGAGCGGCTCTGGCCGGTGATCGACGCAACCCCGCAACTCGACTGGCTCCTTCTCACCAAGCGGCCGGAGCGGATCATGCAGGTGATGCCCCCGGGAATACTAGGATATCCCAACATCTGGCTCGGCACCAGCATTGAGGATATGCGAGTCGCGTGGCGGGCTGATGAGTTTCGGAACATCTCAGCGGCCGTGCGGTTCATTTCGTACGAGCCAGCTTTGGGGCCGCTGAATGAAATCGACCTGAGCGGTATCGACTGGGTAATCTACGGTGGCGAGAGCGGGCCCGGCCGCCGCGAGGATGACGTGACGTGGTCTCTGGGGATGGAGCTGATTTGCCGAACCCAGCATGTCGCGTTCTGGATGAAGCAGCGGTCTGGCGCCCGGCCCGGGGAAATGGACGGTCGCGCAACGGTCACCCGGCAACTTCCGGTACCGAGAATGGAGAAGTAATGCGAAGCGAATACGAGCGACTGATTCACCACATATCCAGCCGCGCCGCCGACAAGCTGTTCCGCAACGGCGGCGGCCAGAACGCATCCACCCTGGGCCTGCTCGACGCGAAGGCGAAGTACCTTGGCGGGTGGTGCAAACGCGCCGTAAAAATCCAGATAGCCGAGGCCATTCGCGAAGTGATGGAAGGCGGGGAGAAGCGATGACCCCCAAAGACATCATTACCTCTGTCGCCCGCTCGAATGGCCTGCTAGTCTCCGACCTGACCGGCCAGTCCCGCGAGACGCATATCGTCCACGCTCGGCGCCGCGCCGTCCTGGCAATCAAAGACGGGTTTCCGTTGATGAAATCGCACGCCATCGGCCGGCTGTTCGGACGACACAGGACCATCGTCAACGAGGCCATCCTGAAAAAGGAACGGCCGGTGGTGCGGCAGGAGGATGGCGTCACGTGGCTGGAGCCGTTCGAGTTATCATCCCGCATTGAATCGAGTGCGGCGCCATGGTCCCAAATGGGCTGGTTGTGTTACGGTATCGCGAGTGATGGTCCGGGAGAGTTCGGCGTTGCGGTGATGCTACCAATGAAGGTTGTTGTCCACCTTCCAGGGCCGCGGGCGCGGCGGAACCACTTTTTGTGATTGTGGAAAGGCGGGCGAGATGCGGTTCCTGTCACTGTTTTCCGGAGTTGGGGGTATAGATTTGGGCCTTGAGCAGGCCGGGATGGCAGAACGGCATGGAATCAGCGTGCGATATCTCCAGCCGGGGCGGAATGGTGGTTTAAAACTAGACCCCGTCCCCCCATCCACTCACTGATGCTCTTCCAGTGCTTCGCCTCCGTCTCCCACCGGGCCGGCGTGCGGTGACTCACCTTCCGCTCAATCAGCCCGCCCTCCACCCCATCCCAGTCGAGTTGCCCGGCACGATCGTTCCCGAACACGTGGATCGTGCTGGCCCCCAGGAATGCAGCGTAGGTCAGGGCCAGCGTGCTGGTGTAGTTGCCCCAACCCTCGCACCGGATCGGGCAGTAGTTCCGCAGCACGTCGCACCCCACAGCCTTGTTCCCGCGCCACGTCCTGACCGTGGCGGCCAGCGCATCGCACGCGATAACGCGGGGCTCGCCCAGGGCATCCTCGCTGATCTTGGTCCACAACCCATTGTCCTGGATTGCCCACCAGTCCAATGGGACGCCCAGGGCCGCACGATTGACGCCGATGGCGAGTTCTGGCCAGCCGTGCTGCTCCACCCACGGCAGGAACGTCTGGAGCATGCTGGGGCCGGGGCAGAGCAGGGCGGCGATCATTGCACCGCCTCCGCCATGGAAACCCGCTGGCTCCTGATGTCCCGCAGCACCCCGGCCCGCCCCGGCTCCTCCCGGCTGGCCTGCAGGTGCTCAATCACCGGCTCCACCCCCGCATAGCCGGGGATGCCGTGGATATAGCAATGGCTGGCTGGCAGGAGCCCCAGGCGAGCGCCAGATTCACGAATGGCCCGGTCAAGCATCCTCTGCTCATTGGCCACGCCACCGGCCGACAGGGCCGCGTATCGCTCCAGGGCAGCCATGCAACCAGCCGTGTCCTCCAGCCAGAGCGTGCCGTTGAGCAGCTCTATCCCTGCCCGCCGGTGCGCGGCGAGGTCCATGCCTGGGGGCACTACTGACCAGTCCGGCCGGGCCCAGAGAAACGCGTCGGCGTCGAGATAGACCAGGGGTCCGCGGAGCATCTGCCGGCGGGAGAGGACGAACGCCCCGGTCTGGCTGGTGTTCGCCTGCCACGTGCCCAGGTCCTGGAGCCTGTGGATTTCATGGGGGAGGGCGAAGCGGACCAGGGAGGAGCGGAGCCGCACCGCCTCGCGCTCGTAGCGGCCGCCGGTGTGGAAGAGGACGTAGGTGGGTTGCGTCATTTGTAAACCTGCTCGGTGACCAGCTTGCCTTCTTCGAAAAACCTGTGGTGTTTCAGAATGTCCCAGTAGTCTCCCGGGATGTATATCGGCTGATCCAAGCCGTCGACATACACGCTGCACGTACCATCGTCCTGCTTCGCCACCACGATAATGCGATCAATTCGTATCGCAATCTCCCTGCCGCAGGCTTGCGGAAATCTAATGAATTCCATAGCTTTCTCCTTATGGCCACTCCGTAGGCCAGACGCCCCGGCCGATATCAGCTACGACGCTGGCAACGTCCGGGTGAGTAATCGGGTCCATTCTTGCGTGGACGAAAGACGCCTCGGCGGCCACGTGGTAGTCCGCCCCGCCAGTCCGCCCGGCCGCCCAGCGCAGATGCCAGAACGGACCGTGGATCATACGGGCATCAGGTCCGGGCACAAAAGGCCCGCCCGCCGCCCGGCCCGGCTCCATGGGGGAATGGCGGTCATTGTCCGGGTACTTCGCGCACGGCCGGGCCCGCATGGCCAGACACTTCACGTTGCATCCGGGGTGCTCGTGGCTCCAGACCGATCCCTGTCCGGCCACGATGTGCGAGCCGAACACATTCCACCAGCGGGCATAGTCGGCGTTGTGATCAAAATCGGCATAGGCGTCCTGTAGGTACTGGCGGAAGCGCTCGGGCTGGCTAATGAATTCGTCCGTGTCCGCGAAGGCGACCACGTCCGCCCCGGCGCCCACCGCGGCGTCCCATGCGACCTGCCTGAGGCGCGAATCGCGGAACCCGCCGAAGTCCATGATGTCCGCGGCCGCCCCGCATTCGACAGCGATGGCTTGGGCCTGCGGGGCGCGGTCGCAAATCACGATGATCGACGCCACCCTGGACCAGCACGAGAGGTGGAGACGGAGGAAGCGGAGGTCCTCCGGCCGATCGGATGTCACGAATGCGTGGATGAGTTTCATTCCGCCTCCACTGTTCTCGTTGGCCCCACGCCGCCGCCGCAGCACCCCGGCCTGTTCCTGAGTTCCGGGAGCCGGAGGATTGGCCGCGGGGTGCCCCCTGGCTTGGAGTATGACCGTTCTGGGACACCTATCGGGCATCCGACCACGATCTGTATGTAGCACGTCTGGCCAGACTCGCCGCATGTCAGGGTGTTCCCGGACAGCTTGGCCCGTCGGCAATGATGGCAGTCGTGAATCGTCATATCAGAGCCCTATGAATGACACGTCGGCGGTTCCACCCCAGCCCGTGGTATTGACGATGCCGCCGTAGTCTTCGGTAAAGTGCCCGGATTCCCAATAAGCCGGATGCTGGAAACATCCCAGCCACGCAGAGAAGTCTGGCGTGAATCCAACACAGGGGGGCGGATCGCTGCCGACGTTGTTGTAAGGGACGCTGGTTGTGAGTCCGTTCGCTGCCGTGAAATCATCCCCATTGCAGTCCGTGTGACTGGTGGGCTTGATGATGCAAAGTAAGAGCATTCGCTCGATACCGTACATCGTGTCCGATGTCCCATCCAGCGCCCGGCCTCCAACAAAGTCGGCAACCCCAAGCACGTAATACCCGACCAAAGCCCACAGGGTTATGACCCAATACCATTGGCTGCCATCGTAGATTGTATATGCCGCGCCATAGATCGCCACTGGTCTGGCGATTGGACCCGTGGCCCCGTTGATCGCCCCTCCGGTTCCATCCCTCGGCGGACCTCCGGAGCACGCCGCGTCCTGCCACGTCGCGTCTTTGCCAGTCAATGGCGAGAACGAATTGACGCTCTGGTAGCAACATGAGCCCGTCCCGAATGGACCGAACTGGCAGATATCAACGGTTAGCGGTCCGGTTTCCGTGGCGAAAGTCACCGCGCCGGCCAGGGTCGGGAAGCCAAGGTTCGCATCGTGATAACACCCGGCTGGGAACTGGAGCGTATCGACGGTCACGCGAACACACTTCTCGCAACAACACACCAACGCGGGGCCATGGGAATTGAAATAGGGACCGTAGGCGTTGAACCGGGGAAGGAGTGACATCAGGTCCCTCCGTCGCAGTCGTAGAACTGCACGTCGCCAGTGGTGTCAGATCCATCTGTGGAACTGAGAACCGTGACGGACTTGAAATTACAAACGGTGTGCAGCTTGTGGGTGCTTGTGTTCCAACTCACGGTCACGCCCGAGACGACGCTGACCGTGGTGAGTGGGAATTTCTCATCGGCCCAGAGAAGCACAAATGCGCCGGTGCCGTCAAGGAACCCAATGCCATGCGTTGCCCGTGTTGTGCCGGCCGCTATCGGCCGTGCACCGACAACATCCGCATTGGTGGCGAGGACAACCGAGTCAGTATCCCAGTCCCGACCCTCGTATTTCCATGTCGCGTAGGTGCTTGGGGCGGCGCCGTCGGAGCCAGTGGAGCCGGAGCCTGGGGTGTGGAGCTTGACAGGGAACATCAACCCCCGGTTGTCCCCAGAGAGGTTGATTACGCCATCATTGGTGCCAGTGCCGGCGTTTCGCCAAACGACGGGATAACCGCCGCCGGCGCCGACGAAATTCGCGCTGCTCCGAACGACCCGGGTCGGCTCTGCCGCCCCGCTGGCCTTGGTGATATGGCACCGCGTCACCCCGGCAATGACAATCCGCCCGATGGTGGTGTTGGGAATCGGCTCCTGGGCCACCGCCGTGGCCGCCGTGCCGCTCTTGAGCACGAGATGGTTGGTGTCCGCGTAGTCGTCGCCCGCTGGATCGAACTCCGCATCACCTACGCCAACCGCGTCGAACTGGGCAATGTCGGACCCCGTGTCGTTGTAGAGCAGCACTTCGCGGGGGCGGTAACCGCTTCCGGCCGGCGACAACTGCCGGTCCTTCTGGGCCCGCACGAAATCAATCACCTCGTTCCATACGGCCGCACGGATGCTCAGCGGTTGGCCTGCGACTGCGGCGTCGGTGTTATTGGGCATGGCTTCTCCGTTACGGCAGGGACCCCGAGGTGATCTTGAGCAGGCCGAAGTCTCCCGACTCGTAGATGTTTTCCACGAAAACGGCCAGCGGGATTTTCACTGGGATTCCGGTGTCGACTCCGTCCTGGTACTTCGTCCAGAGGTATTGCCATCCCTTCTTGGCAATGCCGGTGATGGTGCCGACCGACAGGCCGGTCTTGTTCTCGGAAATCTCAAATTCCCAAGTCGCGTTCCAGTCCCCATCGTCGCGCTGCTTGAGGCTCCCGCCCATGAACATCACTTCCCCGATGGCGAACCCGCGAAACGCGGCTTGGTTCGTCTTGCCGACAAGTCTGCCGATGGCACACCAGAGCGTCGACGTCACATCCTCGGACGCATAGACCACGCTACTGGTGATGCGGCACGTCGGAAAGTTCCGGTCCACGCCGTCTACGCTGTCCTTGCCGACGTTGATGAATCCCTTCTGGCTGACGGCGCCGCTCGGGTAATGCGCATCCGTCCCCCCGTACGGTCCAGAGTTGTAAATCTTCTCCGACTTCACGCCAAACGAGAATTCGAGGCACCCGCTGGCCGTGGTGGCTGGCGCGTCATGCCCGGTCGCAATGGGGTCAAGCGGTCCCATGCCGGGCGACATGTCTTTCAATTGGGTCGGGAATGGCTTGTACGCGATCTTCCCCTCCCAAACGTCCCCGCCTTTCTCGGTGAGGGTGTACGTGTTCGTGCGGGCAAGGGCGTCAACCGTCGTCGGAGCCGCCGCCAGCAATGCGGTGATGGCGTCCGCCTCGGTGTTGGCGCCGGTGATGACGTAGGGCACGTTCCGGAAAGGGTTCTGCCCGAATCCGATTTCGACGCCATTGGTTTGAGTTGCGGTTGCTGACATGGTTCATCCTGCCCAGACGATCGAGCCTGGGCCATTCTTGGTGTTCTTGGCGATTTCCTTCAACGTGTCGGCACTGTCTTTAGTGTTCTTGGCCGTCTCGTCCGCGGCCGATTTCCCAGCCAACCCAGCCGCTGCGGCGCCAGTGAATGTGCCAGAGGATGAGACCTTGGCAGCCTCGGAGGCCACCAGTGCGGGGATGGCCGCTGCCTCCGCTGCCGCCCTTGCGGTCTGGCCGGCGAGCTGGCCACGAAGGTCGGCAATCTTCTGGGTGAGGCGTTTGCTTTCCTCGTCGGCCATGCCGGCGGTTCCAGCGAGAAGGCTGATGCGGGCTTGCTCGATCTTGGCCAGCTCCGACTTCTGTTCTTCGATGATCTTCGCCGCATCATCTGCCGCCGACCGCGAGCGGTCTGTTGATTGCTGTCGGCTGTCGGCTTCCCGCATGTTCTTGAGGTACTTCGCCTGCTCGGGCGTGTAGTATCCAGTGGCCTCCAGCGCCTTGTCTATGAACTGCGCCAGCTTGCCCTGCATCGCGTCCCAAATCTGGAAGAATGTCGATTTCGCGAGCATCCACGATGCCTTCAGTCCGGCCCAGACGCGAGCCCACGCCGACTCGATGCCGTAGAACAGGTTGATGGCCGTGGCGAGTGATTCCTGCTTGAAGTTGAACCAAATCTCCTGGAGCGGCTGCGTCCCCTCATGCCACGCCAGCTGCATCCCGGTCCACAGGATCGCCGCAGCCGTCCGCCAGTCCCCGGCCATCATCGCATCCTTGATACCTTGGAATGCGGACGTCGCGGTATGTGCAACTGCGGTGAATCCAGTCCCCAGCCAGTTGAGTAGCGGGCCCAGGGTTCCAGTAAGTGCCAGCGCGGCCACGCCAACCCCAGCGATGCCCAGACCCAGCAATACCCATGGGTTTGCCAACGCCGTGAACCCCAGCGATATCAATGGCTTAATGAGTGTGATTCCTGCCGCCGCGATCTTTGAGGCTTTGCCGACAAATATCATCGCCACGCCCATGCCCGTGAGCCCCGCGGCGCCCATGACGGCCCACTTCACTAACCACTGGTTTTGCGTGAGGAACTGGCCCAGACTGCGAGTCATCGCCTGGAACACGGGGACCGATGGGGCATACACGTTGTCCACCAGTTGCCCGATAGTGCTCTTGAGTCCGGAGAACGCCTCCCCGATCTTGTTGATGTTGCCTGATGTTTTCGAGGTATGCGCGGCGTAGATGGCGAGGGCCGACAGGGATCCGCCCAGACCGGCCGCGGCTTTCCCGACGACACTGAACGCCCGGCCGAAGGTCTTGAGCTTCTGTTGCACGGCCCCCAGCTTAGTGTTGAGATCATCCTTCATTGTCAGCAGGATGTAGCCGGCACCGCGTTTTATAGCATTTCCATCAGCCACGGGTCCACCTCACTCGAAGAATTTTGAAATGTTCGCAAACGTCTTGTCGGCCGCGGGGAGCATGTACGGCCGGGGACGGTACCGGAGGACCTTGAACATCTTCCGCACCGTGCCGCCGTGCTCGAGCAGGCCGGGGATGGCCGAGGTGATGCTGAAGAGCCCAAAGGCCGCACTGGGCACAAACTCCGGGCCCACGATCCAGCCCTCGCCCTCGAGCTTGGCGAAGTGCATCAGGTTCCGCAGGAAGTTCCGACCACCGTGCGAGACCGGCGGGTTGCCGGGCTGGCTCACGGCGCCGCCCTGCTTGATCGAGTTCCGGGCCGTCTTCCCGACGTAGGCAACCATGTGGCGAAGGATGTCATCCAACGCCCGCTTGCCGGTGTCGATGAAGAGCTTGCCGTCAAAGCTTTCCATCTTGAGGGTGATGCTGACGAGTTCTTCGCTCATGGCCTTTTTCCGAAAACCGCTCCAAGCATGTCGATTGCCGCCTTGCCTTTGAGCTTTGGGGCCTCTGCCTTTGGCTCGGGGTGGAAGAGGGCAATCATCGGGTCCATGTAATCCCCGGGGCTGGCGGCCGGCGTTTTGTCAGCCCGGTTGAAATTGTGGATCACGCAACAGAGGTGGGCGGTTTGCTGCCAGGATCCACGGGCCATCCAAACGAGCTCGCGCCAGGTAAATTCTCGGGGGTCGCATCCAGCGGCCCCGGCGAGACGGAAGCACTCGGCGACGACATCGAATCCGTCGCCCTCTGCATCTGGGTCAGGAGGGCCGCTTCCGCCGCCGCGCGTAGTTTCTTGTGCGCCTCCCTCTGGGATTTTGGGTAGCTGAGAATCAGCTCCTCCGCCAGCGACTCGCACGCGGTTGACATGGCCTCGCCCTCGAAGCCAGCCTCGAGCGCCGGCCAGTCGGCTTGCGGAACGCATGTCTGGAGGACCTTGAAGGCGAAGGCGTAGTCGTTCGCAAGGTTGGCCTGGTCGCGCGGGAACTTGATGCCGGCGGCGTCCAGCTTCTGGAGCACCGCCACGGTGAGTCGCAAGGTCCATTCCTTGCTGTTGTTGTCTTTGTAGATGGTCATGCGTTACGTGCCTTTCGTGTACTTGAGAGCAGAGCCGTTGATCGAGAGCTTGAACTTTGTGGCCAGCTCGCCATTGAGCGGCTCACTCTGGTTGAACTGCACATTCCAGTTGGCGCCGAAACAACTGGCCCCGGTCACCGTCGCGTCTCCGTCGGCGTGCATGAGGGCTACCGGAGTTCTGCCCCACGCTGCGGCATTAAGGGCGATGAGGTCCGCGTCGGCCGTGTCGTAGTCCATCTCTAATTCGATGGGGACCTTGAGCATTCCCGGAGTCTCGGTCTCGTAAATCGAGGACCGGTTGCTGGTGGGAATCATCGTGGGTTCGACCGAAAGCGACATATCCTTGGTTTTCGGCACAAGTGCCCACGTCGCCACATCCGCCGTCAACGCCGGAGACACGCCCAGGAGTGTCGTCGAGCGATACAGTTTTACGTCAAAGCCAATTCGCATAGTCATGTTGCTCGTTCCTTCATGGATCGTAAATCTTCCGCAACTTCACGTTGATCCGTACGCCGAAGATGCGATCTTTCCCGAGCTCGAGGTCAACTATCGACTCGACACTCATCGTTTCGAAGCCTGCGATTTCCTGGAATTTCAGAGCCACGGCCATCGGCTCGGTGATGGCCAATCGCTCGTCCATCCACGCCTCCAACTCGTCGAGGTCGGAGCCTTCGGGGTAGGCTTGCAGCAGCGACACGGCCACGGCGACGCCAGCCTCAACGCTCCCGCGGCTGGCCGCCTGGGGGTTGCTGCCCACGAGCCACACGAAGCACCGCATGCCGATCAGGTCGGTCTGTTTGGGCACGAGGTAGTACCAGAACTCCGGCGGCTTGATCAGCCCGAACCAGGGCTGGGCCGAGTCCCCCATCAGCGCCTTGACCGCCCGCACTGCCGCGATGCCGTTGGATAGGCTAGCCACAGGGCACCGCCTTTGAGTGGATCTTGAAAAGGACGCCGCGGAATTGTTCGTAGACGTTCAGGCTGAGCGGCATGGACACGAGGTAACTTTGCCCGTTAGCGTCAACGATTTTGTCGCCCGACGTGGGGGTCAATCCCTTCAGGTCCGCGATGGCGATAATAAAGTCGTCGCTCTCGTACGCCACATTGCTTTCACTGCCATACAGGAGGTCGTAGGGAGTTCGGCAGAGGGTGGCGGGCACATTCTGGAGGATCGTCACTCCCTGTGCGTAGGTGACCAGCGACGACGCGAACCCTTTGAGGGCGCTGGCCATCCTCGTCACTGCTTCCTGCATTCTGTCTGGGTTACGCGTCATGGTTCAACTCATTCAACGATCAAACGTCCCTGGGCCAAGGTTTCCACCTTGCCGCCGAGAGTCACGGTCACCTGGTAGACGTACCGCGCGGCCGACAGCGTTGCCGTCTGCGCGCTCGTGAGCTCGACTCGGCAGGTGTGGGCGCCCACCACGGCGCCGGTGACAGTGAGCGAGAACGTGCCGAGGCGGATGGTTAGGGTGATGGTGCCGCCCGTGATGTCGGGCCAGGCCGCGTTCGTAAATGTCAGTGGTCGGTTCAGGGAGGCAACGGTGTAGTCATCGCCGCGGAATATTGTCACGGTGGCCGACGTTGAATCTTGCGGGGAAACGGTGACCACGAACCCGGATGGAAAAGCATTTTGCGGGAATTGGCCGGTGGCGGTCGATAGGTTCAGTGAGGAACTTGACGCTATTACGAATCCCGTGGCGGGATCGGCGACCGTGTGGCCGTTGACCTTGAATAATGCCGGATTTTGCGTCACACTCTTGCCGTCGGCCCATTGCGTGAGCGTCGGAATGGTGTCGGGGACCCGCGTTATCAGCGCGTCCAGGCTTGCCTGTGCCGTGGCCTGGGCCGCCGCTGTCGCATCGCCGCCACCGCCACCGCCGCTGGCCGGAATCCACTGCCCAACAACGATGGTGTCGGCCGGGTCGGGGACCCCTGAAAGCGCAGGCGTGACGGTGATGGCATAGTAACCAGTCCCACCGTTGAGCACTGAACTGACCACTGCGACATTTTCATCATTCCACGTCAGCCGCCACCCCGCCGCGATGTTGCTGCTGCCAGTCCAGGACTGGATTACCTGAAGCACCGTGGCCGTGGAGGCTGGTACCGATCCGCCATTGCCCGGGTCGGCGCTGACCTGGATCGGCTGGTAGAGGTTGTTTCGGCGGAGCACATTGAGGCTGTTGATCGTCGCCCCTTCGAGCTGGGCCACGATGTCTACGGAGGCGTTGACTGTGTTGTCCGAGTTGACCTTAAGCTTGTTGGTTGCCCCATCGACGAACATGACGGCAACCGTGGCGGCGGCATTACTTGCGGCGCTTGGCACGGCCGCAACCGCGGTCTTGATGGCCGAGTTGCCGTAGGTCCCATCGCTCACAATGGGGTAGGAATTCCCGGTCTGGGCCACCGTGGCCGTACCGTTGATGGTGAACGCGCCGGTAGAGGTGAGGGTTGCGAATGTCGTCGCCGCGTTCGCTCCGGCGATGAGGTGTCCGCCGGTGGCGCCGGGGGCGGCGTTGACGAATAGGGCCTTGCCGATGGAACTGGTCGTAGTGAAGTCCGATGCCGTGGCGTCCTGCCAGACGCCTGTTGCGATGGCGGCGGCGGTGAGCTGGTTTGTCACCGTCGTAACCGTGCCGCTGTTCACCACCACGCCAGCGGCCACGGACGTGTATGCCGCCGATAGGTTCAGCGTGAACGACCCGAGTACCCGCGCGTACCCGATGGCCGTCCCGCCTACTGTCCCCGCAGTCCATTTCACCGTGTAGCTTCCGGCCGCGAAGAACCCGGACCAGCCCGCATTGCTCAGGGCAATCTCAATCTCGAATTGCCCGGTGACCGAATCGTAGTCGGCCGTGACCACGGTGCCGTTGACGCTGTTCGTCAGGGTCTGCTGGGTCGTGCTTCCCTCTTGATAGACTTCCAGCGTGGTGAACACGGGGGTTCCGGCGGCGCCATTGAGGGCACAATGACCTTTGATCTTGATCGTCGCGGTGGTGGGGTAATCCCCGAGGTTTCGGCCCTCGCCAGAAACGGTGACGCCTTGTCCGGCCGTGAGGAGAACAAGCTGCGATGCCGCCAGATGCACGAGGCAACTCGCGTTCGTGACATCGTAGGCCCCGCCGCTGACTTGGGTTTGGGTGAGGGTGGACGTGCCCCATGCGGTCCCATTGGTGATGATCTGATCGAAGAGTGTCGCCCCGATAACTGTGAACCGAGCCACCTGCATACCATAAGTGGTGTTGGTCATGCAGATATCAAACCGACCGAGCGTGTCAACGTCTGAGGTTCGCAGGGAGAGTTCCCAGTTGCCATTGGCTTTGTGCGTGCATGTGGCCGTGGAGGCAAGAGCGGTCAGCGTCCCGCCGTTCTTTTCCCAGGAGAAATCACCGATAACGGGGCCAGTTGTCGCTGGCGTTCCGTCCGCGTTGAGGATCGGCCCGACCAGTACCACCGCCGCAGTCGATTGTTTGAGGGGTTGTGAGTTCATGCTGCTAACAGCATCCTTCTGCGACGATTGCTACCAGTGAAGTTGTACAGGTCGGTGATTTCCGCTCCAGAAAGTGCACGATTGTACAGCCGCAAATCGTCAAGCAGACCCTTCATGTACCACGTGCTACCACCGTACCCGATGGTGAGGGGTCGCGTGGTGTTGCCGAATGATGTAGTACATGGAGTGACGGTTGCGTCCGCGACACCGTTAATATAGCTGCGGATGTTGGCACCATCGTAGGTAATCGCAACGTGTGCCCACGATCCAGCCGATACGCCGCTGGTAGAATTATAGATTACCTGTCCGCCGCCGGTCGCGGTCTGAACAACAAATGTCAATATCCCGCTGGTCTTATTGATGTAAAGTTGATACTCTCTTGTGCCAGATGAGCCAGAATCTTTTTCAAACAGATACCGATAGTCTGTAAGGTCCGTCACCTTCACCCAGCCCGCCAGCGTGATTCCGGTTGTCACGCTGAGCGAATTGTTGTCCGCCACGGTCATATCTTGACTGGTGCCGTTGAGGCTAACTGCTTGGCCAATCTTTCCTGCCACAATCGAGGGGCTTCCAACCAACGTCCCGTTATTTCCACCCGTACCAACGTCATTCACTGTGGGGACAGAAACGTCCACGGTGTCGAACGTCCAGCGGGATACGTAATCGGAAATCATGAGCTTATGCTCCCGTGCTCAGTTTCGCCGCCTGTGTCGCCGCATCTGTAAACGTCTTGGATGCCTGATTCAACACAGCAATCAACGCGGTTTTATCGGCCTGCAACTGCGCGAAAACGTCGTCATGAGTCTTCAGGGTCGATTCAAAACCGTCGGCCCGTTTCAGCAGCCACGCAATAACACCCAGAGCATCAGTAATGCCAGTTCCTGGGAACCGTGGAGTCAAAACAGCAATGGCGTCGGCGTGGACCTTGGCGAGGGCCGCATTGGCAGCGGCCGCGACGATGGTGGCCGTGTCAAGATTGCCGCGAAGGTTATCGAGGGCAGTCGCGTTCGTCGCCAGCGTCACCGCCTGCTTCTCCAGTTGCACGTTGAGGTCCGCGTTGGCGGCGGTCAGCGACTTGCTGTCGGCAACCGCTGCGTCTCGTGCGGCATTCGCGGCAGCAACGGCCGTGTCCCGGTCGGTGCCAGCCTTGGCGACTGCGTCGGCGGCGTCGGCGAGTTGCTGGGCCACGCCATCGGCAAGCAAGCCCTGGAGCACGGACTGATCGACGGCGCCAAGGGCTGCCAGGGCGTCGGATTTGGCTTTGGCGGCGTTCGCAGCAGCTTGGGCCGTGGCGAGGTCCTGGGAGGTTGCGTCAACCTCGGTCTGCACTGCGGTAGATGTCCGGGACAGCAGCGGGGAGAGCACGTCCACGGCGCTGGCTCCGGCAACGGTGTCCTGAATTGCGATGGATTGGGCTTGGGTCATAGGGCTACATCCTCTCGATATTGTGATTCATTTCCGTCCGCCGTGGCCTTGTCGACCACCAGCACGTCACCCGGCTTCCACGTCTCCGCGAACCGCATAATCGCGGCGCACTCGGCGGCGCTCAGCGTCTCGGCGTAGTTCGTGATGGGGATGGGGCGTTTCACTTCTTTGGCTCCAGTTGTGCAATTCGGTACTCCACCAACGCCAGTCGCTTGTCGGTGAGCGGGGAACCGTTAGCGATGACTGCGTCCAAATCCTTGCGGATGTCGGCAACCACCGTCCGGATAGACTCGACTTGCGGCAAGCCCTTGCGTTCGATGTCTGATACCTTTTCGGAGATGTTCGCCACCCGCTCAATGTTCGACTGCTGCACCAGCCCCAGTTGGCCAATGCGCTCGTTCTGAACAAGCACCGCTTTTGCGAGATCCTTCCCGCTCTCAGACTGCCGGATCAGTTCCGCGTCTATCGGCCTGATTTCCGCCGCATAAAACGCCAGCACCAACGAGACCATGGCGCCGATCCCCAGGCCGCCGAGGCCAAGAAAGCTGGCCACGGTGGACATATTTGGCTTGCCGATCTTGCCGACAGCTTCGCCGATCCCGTGTAGTTCCTTGCGGATGTCGGCCAGCTGGGCGTCAACGCCAGACCGCCAGGTTTCCATCCCTGTAAGGCGCTCGGCCAAATTGGGATTCTCAGGGGCGGGCATCTGGCGCTCCTTCCCGGTCGAGGTTGTTGATCATGCGGCACCTCCCACCTTGAGGGCCTGCACAACCGCGCTGGTGGCTGGCCCCTGCACCTCCGCCATGATCGCCTTCACGGCCGGAGTTGGAGGGGCCACGACCGCCGCAGCCGAGACGCTGGCCACGACGTTGGAAAGGTGGGTCTGCGCCGCACTTGCGTCGGCCTGCGCCGCAGCGGCCGCCGCGTTCGCCTGCGCCAGCCTATGCGCGGAGACCCATTTAATGACGAGGTAGACCACGCCGGCGGTTCCGAGAGCGATCAACGCGCAGGCGGCCAGGAGGTGGCCCCAGAGGTACAATCCGTGGAACGCAGCGCCAGCCGCGAGGAGCACGCCGCCGAGTTCAGTGATCATCGGCTGGGCGTTCTTGAGGAGGACGATGCCGACGATCAAGCCGATGACGCCGGCGGCGTAACAGGCGAAGGATGCCCAGCCGAGTCCCCGGCGCACGGGGTCGTCGGCCTTGAGTTCGGTAATCTCGGTGGCCTGCTTGGTGATCTTGTTGGCGTCCCCAACCGCAGACGTGACCACGCCGCCTGTTGCCTTAACGGTCTCCGTCGCCGATCGCTGGGTATCCTCCGCAGCGACCAGGGCGGCCGGCTGGGCGGTGACCACGTTGGCCGGTGTGACGGCCTTCACGGCCTCCACGGTCCGGCCGGCGGACGCGGCGGTGGTTTCAGCGCTGGCCGCGGCGGCGCGAGCCAGTTCCGGGGTTGCAGGCTTGGCTGGGTTCGTGGTGTCGAGGGTTCCCGTGCACCCGGCCAGCAACAGAATAAGCCCCAGCGTGAGGGTGTGCACGCTGGGGCATCGGGGGAGGAGGGCCATGGCAAATCTCCGGGATCGGGAAAATTCGGAAATGTTCCCGGCCGGACAGGATGAGTGAACCGGCCGGGAACTGTGGGGGGAGAGGACCGTTACTCAAGTTCGAGATTGATCAGCGCCGGCTCGGCCGCGGTGCCGATCCAAAGCACCGTGCCGTAGATCGGGAACGCGTATCCCGTGGCCGTCGCGGTGCCGCACGTGCCGGCAATCGCATCTGTCGCCGGGACGCCGGCCTTGCCGCCAACAACCAGGGTATCGCCGGTGTCCACGATGAGGGGGGCGGGGCCGCGAGTCTGGGCCCAGTAGTAGTAGGCCGCCGTTACGTCGATCAGGGGGACGCCAGCCGGCGCCGCGGTGAGCGTGGTGGCGACAGCGACAACCGTGCTCATGTTGCGGTTTGGAATCAGCGTCACTTTGTCAGTAGCGGCGATCGCGTTGCGGAGCGGCTCCTCCAGCACAAGGTCCATCAGGGTATCCGTGCTCTCCAGCTTCGAGGAGGCAATCCTGTAGATGTCGCCCAGGTTGGTGCCGGTGGTGACGATCAGCATGCCGCCGGCGAAGGCGTTGGCCGCGCTAGCTGATCCCGTGGTGCAAAGCGTGGTGATCGACGTGGCTCCGGCAACCTGAGCATGCCCGGTCTGAGTGATGTCGATGAACTTGCTGTCGGCGACAACAGACTGCTGCATGAGGGCGCGGGTGATGTTCGAGCCGCCGGCCTTGGAGTAGCGGAATCGTCGACCGCTGGTCGTCTCGCGGATCGTTCCGATCGGGTAATTCTGCGTTGCCGATGCAACATAGGTGTCTTGGGGGCTTCCACCTGGAAGGACCTGCCCAAACGTACTGCCCCACGATGCCGGCCCTTCCTCCAGCCAGGCGCGAGCCCGGGCGGGTTCGCCAAGGGCCAACGGGGACGGGTATTGAGACACGCCGCCGATAGTTTGGGCAACGCCGGGCTGTTCGGGGTGGGTGAAGCCAACGAAAGTGGCGCCGGCCGCATTCGTGGTGAGGCATCCGGTGCCGGACAGCGCGGCGATACCAGCCCCAGCCTGGTCGACCGGCGATCCAGTGGCGTTCCAGTAGACCGCGGTGTAGGGGGTCGTGAACGTGCTGGCATCGCAGAGAAAATCGAACCAGCCGAACCCGATGGCGACGCTGCCAATATTCGGGCCGTTGGGGGAGGCGAGGGCCCGGATGCCAGAGCCTTGAACTACCTGGACCTTGCCGTTGGCGACAATGACCGTGCCGCCCATAACGTCGGAGGCGGTCGTGTTGATGTACGGGACGGAAATCGGCTTGGGGGCCGAAGGATCGAATCGTGCTTGCGGGGTGAACATGGGAAATGCTCCTTGAATCGGTGTCAGATTTCAGATTTTCGGTCAAATGCTTCGTTGCGTTGTGTTGCGTGCGGCCCGCCATAACGCCGGGGCCGCTCGGCGGTCATGCTTACGCCCCGGCGCTGTAGACGCCGGCACGGTAGTCGTGTGGGGCCACGCCGAAATCGTAGTAGCACCGCATGTGCATGCCGAGCGTGCTGAATGGGGCTTCACCGCGCTCGATGATCGGGGTGCGGTTGCCTCGGAGGTAACCGATTTGCACGATGGCCAGGCCGCTGGACGGGTTCGGGAGCAGGATCCACTGGGTGTCGTTGACTCCCAATCCCTTGCCGCCTCGGTAAGCCAGGAACGGACTGATTATCGGCTTGAACTGGTTTTGGTAGAGGTTGAAGTTCGGCAACTTCTTCCCGCCGGCGGTCGTGGTGCCGATGTCGGTCATCACGATGCTTGTGCCCTTGTTGATCGTCATGGCGGCTTCGCGATTCGCCGGGGCGGTCAGGATCCGGTCGGGATTGACGTTGATCGGCCGGCCATTGGCGTCAACCTGCTCCATGAACTTCTGAATCGCCGTGGTGAGGGAGGCGATACTGAGGTTGGTGGTCGCACCGCTCATGTAGTTCGCGAGCGTGGTCGAGAAGAAGTTGACCAGAGAGGCCGTCGCGCCGGGGGGTGCCGTGTTGTACTGCACAGCGCCGGAGATGAGTTGCGAAATGATGGTGAAGACCACCTCCTCGCGGGTCATCGCGGCTTCGCGCCCGAGCACCTTGGGTTGATCCGTCAGAGCCCCCATGTCGTCATTCAGGATGGTCTGGCGACTGGTCGTGATGATCGTGCCGCGCGTCTGCAATTGGTTCTGGTAGGACTCATCCTGCAGCCCCATGCTCTTGAGTTCTCCGGAGTCACTCACCAGCGACATCCGCCCGCTGCCGGTCATGCGGTAGGATTTGAAGGGCTTGAAGTCGTTGGTGTCGCGCTGCCAGCAGATATCCTCGACCACGCTTTCCACTTCGTCGTAGCCGACCAGAACCATCTTGTTCATCAGGTTCTCGGTGATGCCGAGCAGTGTCACGGTGGAATAGCCGTCAGCCTGCACGTCGAAGCCGCTGGCTCCGAGCATTTCGGATCGCGCCTCGATGGCCATTACGCGGCGGATGTCTCCATCGCTGAGCGGGCCGGGCTTGAGGTGAATCCCGTGCGCGGCGGCGACGTAGCCAACCAAGTGCTGTAGGCCAATGCCCCGGAATTCCTTGGACGCGGCGATTTCCTTGGTCGCATCGGGAAGCTGTCGCCCGGAGCGATCAACGAATGCGTGCGCCTCATCCAGGCCGGCCGAGAGCGCGATTGCCGCCGCGATGATGTCGCCGGTGATGGGGCTACCGCGGCCGCCAGTGTTGATGTTAAAGGCGTGATCCTCGGCATTGGTGCCAGGAACGACGCCGCGGGATTCCCGCAGGGCGATGAGTTCCAGGTCGCGGGCCGCCTCGACAGCTTTAACCCCTTCATTGATGGCCTTCTCGCGGGCCGCGGTGAGCTTCTCGACAATTTTTGGAGCCTTGGCGAACGCCTGAATATGCGTCTCCGCGGCGGAGTTGATCGCGTTGATGCGCGTCGCCTCGGCGCGGATGTCGGCAATGCTGGTGCTGGCCGCCGTGTCGAGGCCGGCCGCGGCGTTATCCTTCTTGTCCTTGGGTTCGTCGCCATCGGGCTCCTGCCCTTCCTTGTCTTCTGCGTCAAACGCCGCCGAAGCCTTCCAGGCCGCGCGGACCGCCTTGGCCTTGGGGCCCGAACCCTCGAGAGCTTCGTCCGGAAAACCCGCTGCCTTCGCCCATGCCTTGAATTTGGCCACGATTGGCTCCTGTCTGCCTCCTTTGGAGGCGATTACGGCGCTGGTGGAATCATCTGCGCCAAGTGCTACGAAACTGATTTCGCCCAGCACCGATTTGCGGGCGATAGTGAGCGGACCGACGACGGTTCGCCCGTTGACTTGTCTCTGTTCCCCGGCCGGAACCCACTCGTGCTTCACGATGTTCGCGCCGATGCTGGCCTGCCAGGGGAATTTGTTCTTGCTACTCTCGACAACCTCTTGCGAGTGCTGCGTCCAGGGGTTGCTCACTACGCCGCTGGCCGTCAAGACCCCGCCGGCCGTGCTGATTTGTTCGGTGTGGCCGACCACTTTCGTTGCGTCGTGGTCCTTGAGTGCCGGACGGTTCTTGTTGATCCCTTCCATGCCATCCAGATCAACGACGATCGGCTTCGTATAGTCGATGTCCTTGCGCTTCCCCGAGAGCATCATGGGTCCGCCGGTGTAGGCAACCATGTTGAACCGGTGCAGAGGTGACTGCGAGGGGTTGGACGCGTCGACCGCGCCGGCTTTGATATCCACCGCTTCGCCGCTTGACAGGAAGATGTCGCACTCCCCGGCCGCGGCCGCAACCGTTCGCTCGGCGTCCTTGGTCTCTGCGGCCGCCAGGAGTTCCGTCGCCGCGTCGCAAATCGCCTGCTCACTGGCCTTTCCGGACGCCGCAATGATCGCCTTGAGCGCCGCCAGGTTCACTTCTGACCCCTTGCCGAATGGGTAGGCGTAATGGGCCTTGCTCTGAGAATCTTCGGCACTGTCGAGGCCGAGAAACCACTGGGCGTATTCGCTCCAGTTTTCCTTGCCCTTCTCGCCGAGCAGGGCGTTGCCATCGTCGGCGGTGAATGTCCAGGCATCGGAGGCGTAATGGCCATCTTTCACCAGAACGCGGGCGTGCTCGAGGGCGCGACGATTGAGGTCATGCTTTGCCATCAGTCAATCTCCTCATCGTCGGCGGACTTTCCATCCGCAGGTTTTTCGCCTGGCTTCGCTGAGCTTCCCGGCGTTTCGGTTTCGTCGCCCACGGCGGTTTGCACTACGTTCCCCTTGCGAGCCATCGACGCCTCGAACATCGCGGCACGGTATTCGTCCACCGTGATGTTGAAGTCGGCCGCCGACATTTCGTCCTGCTCGTCGATGTCCAGCGAAAGGTCTGCAGCTTCCTGCCGGCGACTGGTGACACCGGTCTGTATCCGCAGCTCGGCGGCGCCGGCGACTTTGGACGGGTCGGCGTGATCGTTCACGCGGTCCCATGTCCAGGAGTGCGGGAGTTGGGTTGGATCGTCGGGCATTTCGGCGCTGGCCGGAATGAGCCCGAGCAGCGACGCCTCGCGGATGAACTGCGGCCACACCCGCGTATTGAGCAATCGGTGGTAGCGCTTCCGCTCGCTGCGGATTCGCTTGCCGTAGGGCTGCATCGCGACGTAGGCCGACGACATATTCGCTTGCCGGGCATCCAGGGAGACGAGGAACAGCGGCATGCCCAGCGCGCGGCCGAGGGCGCCGAGTTCAATTGCAACTAGCGTGTCATAGTTCGCGCCGGGCTGTTCGGGGTGCAGCATTTTCGCCTGAGTTCCGGCCGGCAGGCGATTGAAAGCGGCATACTCCATCTCCCACGTATCCTCCATCATGTCGGAGGCGTATACGGGCATGCCGTTCTGGTCGCGGATGGTCTGTCCGTTGGCATCCGTAAGTGGCTCGGCGGCCGTCGCCAGGGCGGGAGTCTCGACGCTGATTCCCCACTTGGCCGCGTTCTCCGCACTGAGCACAGTGGCCAGACCGAGGCGGCGCAGGTTCGCGGCATTGGGCAGGGCCGGGAGGATCCCCGGCAAGCCGCGCTGTTGGCCCGGCCGAATCCGGCGGTAGTCGTGAATCACATTGGCGGCCGGCCAGGGGTCAAAAACGTAGCCGAGAATTACGAACGCACCGAATGCGCCAGGGTGCTGGCGCAGGACGTGGTAGATTCGTGGCTTTCCCCACGGGTCCAGGACCACGCCGTCGAAATATTGATCGGGGTACTCGGCCGGGTACATGCCGAACAGTGGAGAGGTCACCTGGTCGGCCTCGACATCGTGCACATCGAGCTTGATCGGGTTTTCCAGGCCGGGGTTGTTCCGCAGCAGCAGGAAGCCCTCGCCGTTGTAGCACGTCGCGGCGCACGAGCCGTGCATCTTTTCGCTGAAGCCAACTTCCTCATCCCAGTCGGTCCACAATTTCTCGATGGCCTTGTTGAGCCGCTTGTCCTTGGTGGTGACATGGAGCCGCGGTCCGGTGCCGATGACGTAATCCGCATAGGTGTCAATCAAGCCCATCAGCAGCGGATTGTTGTGGTACTCGTAGCGGCACATCATCCTGAGTTTGCGCCGGACCATCCAGGATGCGGCCGCGTCGATGCTCATCGCATCCATCAGCGCGAAGTGCGCGGCATTGGTCGGGGTGGTGAATTGCGAATCGAAGCGGGCCTTCACATCCATCTGGCGCCCAGCGCCGATGCGAACGATGGGGGTCGGGGTGGCCGCGGCGGTGGCCAGCGGCGTGGACGGAGGAGGCGGGGTAAGGGCGATGCTGGTTTGCGCGGCCGTGATCGGCGCGGTTCGCGTGAGTTTGCGGACGAAGTTTCCGACCCTGGAGGCCACCGTCATCGGCAGTCCTCCGGGGGATAGAACCGCATCCCGGTGGGGGAGCCGACGCGAAGGGGTACCCGCTTGATGCCGGCCCGGCGCCCGGCGGCCGTGGCGGCCAGGGCGGTCAGGATCTTGAGTTGGGCCTCGAGGGGGTGCTCGTTCGAGGAGCCCAGCCCGGCCACGTTGACCATTGCCGGGCCGCTCGCGGAGTCCACAAGGCCGTTTTTGAGGTCATTGACCGTGCCCATGGCGCGGGATAATGACCATTTCTACTGATTACCACAAGCAAAAATACGTACGCAGGACCGATTTTCCTACACGTGGGATGTTAGGAGGGGTCCGGACACTCCGAAACGGTTTCAGGGGCATCAAAATCGTCGGAAACGCTTCCCTCGGGGTGGTGGCGCGGTCTAAACGACCAGAGCGGGCATGCTAAAGACGCGCAATTCTCGATTTCGGCGGCCAGGGACCGCTTGTGGCCCTCCCACCCCATGCAGTGCTGGCACATAGCCTTGATGGCCTTACGGGGGGAGCATGTCCCGGCCGTGGCGGCCAAATAGGTCCCTCGGTACTTTTCCGGAGCCCCGGCGGCCCGCTCGGTTATCGCGGCGGCACGACGTTCCTCGGCTGATGGCAGATCGGTGGACATTGTGGGCGACTCCAATGGAGGCCCCCCTCGCGTACCGGAAGTCGAAAGAGGTACGTCGGGGGGCCATTTGGTTTTGGATGGGGTTTCGACTTCCATCGCTGCCCGCATTCTACCTCACCGCTCCATCGTCGTCCAGACCCGCCGGAAAGCCCTCCAGTACGTATTTCTGCGTACTGGGGTGCCACGCCGCGCCCGGCCGCGCCTGCCACGCCCAGCCCCGCCGAGCCTTGCCGCGCCTCGCCTCGCCTCGCCGCGCCTCGCCTTGCCTGCCCTGCCTTGCCCTGCCTCGCCAAGCCTGCCCTGCCCAGCCCTGCCTCGCCGCGCCACGCCTCGCCTGCCTCGCCTCGCCGCGCCTCGCCGCGCCCCGCCGCGCCACGCCGTGCCTTGCCTGCCCTGCCTCGCCATGCCTCGCCGCGCCTCGCCTTGCCTGCCCCGCCTGGCCGCGCCATGCCTTGCCGCGCCGCGCCGTGCCTCGCCTGCCTCACCACGCCTCACCACGCCTCACCACGCCAGGCCTCGCCGGGCCGCGCCGCGCCTCGCCTGCCCTGCCTGGCCGCGCCACGCCCAGCCGCGCCGCGCCCAGCCTAGCCGCGCCTGCCACGCCCAGCCACGCCTGCCTGACCGACTCGCCACGCCGTACCAGTCCCGACCACGCCGCGACCTATGCCGCTTTGACCTTCTCGACCGCATCCCAAATTCTCGCGAGTTCGGTCAGGTCTTTGTACTTCTGCTTCAGCGCGGTCAGTTCCGCGAGAGCCTGCGCCAGAAGTTCGGCGCGATGCTCCTCATCCGAGAGCACGTCGGTCAACCGACGATACCCGCCGTGCTTGTTGGCCTGGTCGGATGGGAGCGATACGTACACCTGGACCTCTCGATTAAGCCGGGGTTCGTGCGTGATGTAGAGCGTGATGAGTTGCCGCGCCTCCCAAAGCCGGTGGGCGTGCGCCGCCTCATCGTTGTCCCACGTGAACCGCGAATGCAGCGCAGACTTGGGGTTGCGCGCCGCATTCACCACATCGAGCGGACGGAGAACGCCTCCGTTCCTGATTGCGATCCTGTCGAGTTCCTCGCATGCTTCGTCTTTCATTTTTGGTCCTTTCGAAAAAACGGTTGCCGTTCCTGCCTTGCCTTGCCGAGCCTGCCACGCCCTGCCTTGCCACGCCTTGCCTCGCCGCGCCGAGCCCAGCCTGCCCTGCCTTGCCTTGCCGCGCCCGGCCTTGCCTGGCCACGCCGCGCCTCGCCACGCCTGCCATGCCACGCCCTGCCACGCCGCGCCGTACCCGGACTTGCCTGCCACGCCTCGCCGAGCCTTGCCCTGCCGAGCCTTGCCTGGCCCGCCTAGGCCGACGCCTTCACGGAGAACGTTCCCCAACCCATCCCGGTGGAGTTCTTGGAATCCGGCCGGCCTTCGCCGATGCCGACCTGGGCACCGACACGAGCCATCAGGTTGGCCACGTCTTCCGCCGTGAACTGGTCGGCATCCCAGCGAATATTCACCTTCGCACTCCAGCCGTGGTAGGCGGCCCGGATCGTGACGTAGGGCTGGCCGGTTTCAACGCGAGCCATGTCGTCCTGCCGAACCGCTTTGCACCCGTGGATGCGAATCAGCGGAATCTGCGGCTCCTCTTTGTCCCACCCATCGGGGAGAACGAAGATGGACATCTTCGCGAGGGTCATCTTGAAATTCACGAGCCGGCACGCAGAGATCATGGCGTTGCGGATGCTGCCGGCGTGAAATCCGTCCCAACCATCTTCGCTGACGTACCGGGCCTCATTGAAAGTTTGATCCGAGTCCTTGGCTAAACGGTCTTTCTTGGATCCGGCCGCCTTGCCGGTTTCCATTTTCAATCGCATCTGGTTTTTCGTTTTGGCCGAGAACCGATGGATTACCAGCGGGGCCTCGCCGATAATCTCGAAGGTTGCCACCTTCAGGTTCGGGGCCTTGATCGTAACGGCCGTGGGGGTTGCAACTGCGGACATGGGATTCCTTTGCGGCTAAGCCGCGTGTGGGTGAGACGAAAGGACTCGGCAGCCCAAGGTGAATCCGCACCGCGAACGGTAGGGCAAGAACTGCCGAGCCTTTTACGTCTCTGATTTTCGTGGAAATGTTCGCGCTTTCGGATTCACAAGAGGAAGCCTACACTGGTTTTCGGAAATTGCAAGCAAGATTTTGAAATTTATCGTTCCATCGTCGTCCAGACCCGCCCGCAGTTCCGGCAGACCCGGTATCGCCGGATGGCATTCTCCACGCGGTCGGTGTCGCGAACATTCTTGCCGTCCGAAAATTGGACGCAGTGGCACTTGGGGCAGCGGAGCCCGCGAGCCTTGGCGCCGTCGCCGGTCCACCGATGCGAGACGACGACGGGCGGCGTGGGAGCTGGTGCTGGCGGCTCGACTGCGGGCACCGGGATGGGAGGATTGGATTTCTTGCTCACGTGGTTCCTTTGGCCCATCTGGGCTTGGGCACAATGATCGTCGTCGCCGGCCCGCGCGGCACATTGCCGGTGCGCTTGCAACCCAGCATTGACGCCGCCACCGCTGCGTAGACCATGCAGTCGAGCCACTCGTTGTCTGGCCGCGAAGGCCGCAGCGTCCATTCATCAACGGGGACACCTTTGGGGCTGACTGGCGTGACGTACGTCTCGGCCGTGACGTGCGAGGCGAAGAGGGAGTGCCGCTCGGGGTCATCGCCGAAAATCGTGATTGCCCCAGGGTCCCCGGGCGCCGTTAGGAATCCAGAGTGCACGAAAGACTTCCACCAGTTCGTGTCAATCAGGCACGCCGGAAACTCTCTCGTCCCCTTTACGGCCGGGAAATACCACCGGCCAAGTGTGTCCCATCGCTCGCCATCCTTGCGCTTCCTCGAGGCCATCGGCCGGCCGCCAGCACCGATGCCTTCGCCGCGGCTGGGTGACATCACCGCGCCGCCCCTGCTCATCTTCACCGCATGGATCACGTTGGGCCACTTGCCCGAGTCCACCAGGAGTTGCCCGATCCTCGCCAGCCCGGCCCCGCCGGATTTCTGGAAGTTCCTCGCCAGCAGCCACACCACCAGGTCCTCGAGCCCGGCCTGAATCGTGCCTTCAATCCCGCGCCCGGGGTACTTCGCTTGAAGGCTGGCCGACGAGTTTTCCACGTCCGACTTCGTCACGTTCAACCGCTGTTGCTCGGGCCAGATGCCGTAGTCCACGACATGGCCAGTGAAGTTCGTCTTCCACGCCACGACCACCCACCACAACGAGTACTGCTGCACGTCGATCGCGCACGTCAGGATCGGGTATTCCAGCGGGACTTCACTCCACGCCCGGCCGCTGATTCGTGAAACGAGAATCTCCGGCGTGAGCCTGTGGCCAACCGACTCGGGCGTAAGTGGTTCGTTTTGAAACTCCGCCGCGAACCCAGCCGCGCCGTATTTGTAGAACGCGTGCATAGCTGCCTGAACCGCGGAGAGATTTCGCGGATCGTCCAGCCGCTCGGCCCAGTCCACGACGGCGCCGCAGTCCATGCAATTGGCCTTGTGCTCGCACGCCGCGCATTCTCCGGCGGTGTCGAGCCGGCGTCCCTGATTGCACATTCGCGCCCGGTAAAACTCCGTCGCCTCGTCCAGGGGCTGGTCGGTGCGCATCGCGTTCTCGAGCAGCTCGCGGTACTGCTCCCACGCCGCTTTATTCGTCGGCCAGGAGTAGAGCCGCTTTGTGCGTTCGCCGCGGAAGTCGGGGTGGCGGGCGCGATCAACGATTTGATCGGCGAGGTCCCCGGCCTGGATGATCGTGCACGGGACAAGGATCGCCACTTGCGCATCTGGTCCGGCCAAGCCCTGCACGTCCTGGTTGAGGGTCTGGAGGCGATACGTGGTCTGGCCGTTGGGGCCCTGGGACCGCGCCGACTCCGGAGTTTGCGGATCGTCCACCAGGGCCAGCGTGGGTCGAACAATCCGGCCGTCGGGCATCGCATGCCACATGCCGCGGATCTGCCCCTCGAGGCTGGTTGCCGAGATCACAAATCCCGATGCCGCACTGCCGGGAATCGTCGGCAGGACAATTTCATCCTTGCCCCACTGGCTGTTCGTTTTCTTCCCGCGGTATCGCTGGCCCAGGCAGCGGCGCGGCTCATTGTCCAGCCGGCGAATCGGATAGCAGACCTCGGGGAAGTCTTCGTAGAGCAACTCGTTTTCAGTGAGGGCTTTTTTGAACCACGTGATTGCGTCCGAACCCTGCGGCGCCGTGGCGCCGATCAGAACCGAGAAGGGATGCCGGCCCGAAAGCATGGCCCAAAGTGTTGCCGCCTGACATAGTCGCGTCTTTCCAGAGCCGCGAGGCATCGCGATAGCCTTTTTGTCGTGGTCGATGATGACTCTCTCGATCCTGGCGGTGATTTTGAGCAGGTCTTGCGACCACGGGAGGTAGAAGATTCTCGGGAAGTACGTGGTGCAGAATAGGGGGAAACTCGCGACTGCGGCCGCGCGGCGTTCCGGGTTCTTGCACGGCGGGATTTCCCCGATGTCTTGACTCAGTAGCGTCTGCTGCGCCTGCGTGCTCAGCCGGCGGGCGTCCTCTTTCGCGCGGGTGGCGGCTTTCTCCGCGTCGGACTTGCGGGGGCCGCGTGATTGCTTGGGGCGGGTTGGACGGCGGGGCTTGGTTATGGCTGGCCCTCGAGGCTGATGGAGAATCCATCCGCGGCCGGCATCATCCGCGGCCGGTCCGGATCGTGCCACGGCGGCAGGGTCCGCCAGACGTCGGGGTGCTGAACGCGCACCACGAATTCCAGCGGGTTCGGCCCGCCCTCTTCCAACTCGCGCCGCCAATCCGGCTCCAAATCGGCCGGCATGGGCGCCAGAACCAGCGGGCGATATGCCGGGCGTCGCGAGGGGTCGTAGCACTCCTCGGGCTTACGGTAGCCGGGGATGGAGCCCTTGGAACGCTTCACGCGGTAGAACGAAAGCATGGGTCACTCCTTCCAGAAGGCGCCGGCGGGAATGATCGCGGGGCGAGCGTTCAACTGCTCGAGCCTGGTTATCCGCTTATCCAGCATGGTGTCCCAATTTGTTCCCTTGTGGATGGCGTCATCAAGGCGGCCGTGGATGTCAGCTATCCGTTCGTGGATCCTGGTCACCTTCGCCTCGAAGTCCGTGGCCAGCCGCGCCCGATCAATGTCCGCCTGGTTCGCCCGCCGGGCCAGACGCTCCAGGCCATCGTGGAGGGTCTCCAACTTCTCCGCACAAGCGACCGGGCATACCCTCCTCATCACTGGACTCATCACCGAATGACATCTCGTGCACAACATGTCGGAACCACACGAACACTCTAGATCGGTAACCATAAACAAGCTCCTTGGAAAAATTCTATCTCGCTTCCATCGACGGCGGGGCCACGCGCGGTACCCGCAACTCCTCCGAGTAGGGCCCGTGCTTCTCCCCCCAGGCGATGCGCCAGGCGATGAACTGGTCCCGGGTCATGCCGGCCGCGGCCGCCTGGGCATCCCAGCCGGGGACGTGGCTGCCGTCGCCGACGAAGTCGAAGCCGTGCACCTGGGCGAAGTACGAGGCCACCTTTTCAGGCCCCCATGGTTCGGGGAGGCTGAACTCGTTGTTGGGTTCGTCCGGACCCTTGGCTGGAATTCCCTTTGGTGCAAAGATGCCCTGCCACCCATTGGCGATGGTGTCCTGGATCGACCCGATCGCGCCAGCCTCGCCCCATTTCTCCATTTGCTTCAACTTCGCCTTAACCGACATTGGCTTGAGCGCTGGCAACCGACGTTCGTGCCGATAGGCGACGTAGTCCCCCCACGCCTCGCGGAACTCGCCCGTGTTTAGGGAGCCAGGGAAAGAGATCTCGCTATCGCCCCCTCGTTCCGACTTCACCCGGGGTGGTGCTGCTGGATCGGGGCAGTCATCGGTCCCATTCCCCCCACTCCCCCCTTGTGTCTCTTCTATGAGTCCTTCCTGTGTCCTTTGGGTGCAATGGGTTGCAGGGGAGGATGTCGCGTTTTGCAGGGGAGCGCTGCAATGGGTTGCACCGGTGCAATGGGTTGCAGGGGTAACGGGTGCAATGGGTTGCAGGGGTACGGGTGCAATGGGTTGCAGGGGTACGGGTGCAATGGGTTGCACCGGTGCAATGGGTTGCAGGGGTACGGGTGCAATGGGTTGCAGGGGTACGGGTGGGATTGCCAGCCTGCGGACGGCGCCTTTTTCATGGTTTCCGCCAGTCGCGTTTCCCTCCACTACGACCAGGCCGGCATCCTCGAGTTCCCCAAGCGCGTACCGGGCACCACGGATGGATATCCCGGACTCGCGGGAGAGGAGTGAGGCGCCAGCAAACGATCGTCCGTCCGGGTCCGAATGACGGAGCATGCAAATCCAAATAGATTTGGCGGATTGGGTGAGGTTGGCAAAATGTCCGCCGTCAACAACGGCGTTGAGTAGTTGGAACACGATGTGCTTCCCGTTCTCGGCCATGTCCAGCCTCATTTCATCAGGCCGAGGGTGTAAACCAGAAGATCGCCGCGGGATGGGCTGGTCTGCTCCATGTGAAGCAGTCCGCATTCCAGCATCGCCCGCCCGAATTCGCGAAGTCCACAAATCCCATCCACAACATCCACAAGGCCAGCCACGGAATCGAGTTTCACGTTGACCTGAAACCAATCTCCGCCCAGATTGCTGGCATGAAACCGGCCGAATTCGTTCGCCCATGCCCACACGGAAAGCAAGGCGCCGTGGACCATGCATCGCATTCCACTACTGCTCAATGTCGCATATCCAGGATGGCGGCGCAACACGTCCCCGATTTTCAATATCTGCTTGCGGCCCCGGAAAAGTCCATGATTGATCGCCATTTTCGTTCGTCGCTTTGACATGCTGGCTCCATTCAATCCCAGACCCCACCCAGGGCGCGCAAACACGGTGCAAGCCAATGGGCACGCGCTGGTCTGAGTGGGGTCTGAGGTTGTTTTGGATTCCATTCCATCGGCTTGCGCCAACACCGTAGCACCTCCTGCCGGAATACGCAATACCACCGATTGTTTTTCCGCCCCCGAATTTCACCCGGGCAAAATCCGAATACAACACCACCGCGCGACTGTTCCCGTTGGGGTCAGGCACGCCGTTTGCTTGGGGAGGACCCTGAAAACTGGCGGCGGGGTGTGAAGATGGGCGGTTTGCCCCCCCCCCGGCCGGTCGGACCGCCGCGCGGTTGGTCGGTTCGGCGAAGCCGGAACGCCTGTACAGTCCTGCTTTTGGGCCGGTTTCGCGGATTCATGGCTTGACTGCCCGCTTTGAAATCGCCAGCCCCCCGGGCAAGGACTTTTATTCAATCTAATTATTTTTTATTATTTCCTATTGACTTTGAATAACTCTCACGATATAGTATGAGCAGTGATGTGAGTCATCACCCGACCCGGCCGGACGCCTGGAGATGACCAAGGAGACTGATATGACAGCCGAACAGACCACCGCGTTTTCCCAGCCCATCGCAGCCGTACTGGACGGAGACTGGAGCCAAGTATCCGCCGAGGAGCTACGGGACATCCTGACCGCGATGAGGGCGCGGAATATGGACTACATGGATCACGAGGGCCTGGAGGAGCGCATCTCTGACGGCCCCACCATGTGGACGATGCACTGTGAGGATGGATGCGAGGAGGATATCTCAGAGCCGTGCGACCTCTCGGCGGCCGAGGCGGCGTGCGAGTCGTGGATGGGCGACGGAGAATGGGAGCCAGAGTCAGAGGTGTCTGGAGCAGTCTACCCCACTGGCGGCAAGCCCAATAGCCACGACCACCCGGTGTCGATCACTATCGATGCGGCCCCAGAGCCCGATTGCGTCGACGGCGAGGAACACGATTGGACCCCAGAGTATGAGGATGGCTGCCGCGAAAATCCCGGAGTCTGGAGCACTGGTGGCACATCGATGACATTCGTCTGCCACTGCCGGCACTGCGGCATGGAGCGGACGCAGCACACTACTGGGAGCCAGTGTAATCCCGGCGAGCACGATACCACCACGTACGGCGATCAGGATCCGGAGTGGGTGTCCACGCATATAGAGGCCTGATTCACTCTCCCCGGGCCGGGACAGCCACCGGCCCCATCTATCACAGGAGCAACTCAAATGAAAATCACCCGCGAAAAACTGCGTGAATGGGATGCGTGCTACACCGACGAGCACATAGCTGAGTTGGTGCCCGCCGACGGACTCGACATGTTGGAGAT